CCGAAACCGTCCGTTTCCCCCGAGACATGGAAGTACTTCCATGCTGAGGCAATTAGGGCGTCGCGCTGCGCTGCGTCGTGAGACTGGAGAATAAGGATTTTGCACATAATCTGGAAAAGTTAGGAGTTAGGATTCGATCTCGGAGGCGACGGCGGAACCGGAGTAAACGCCGGGGTTCAAGGTCCGGTGACGCTCCCTCCAAAAAGCCACGTCATGATCGGCAAGCGGAAGCTGCGCCAACGTCCCGAGGCAATCGGCAGCCGTAGGCTTCTTCCGCATGGCGAGGAGTAGTTCGCAAAGGCGAAGCCAAGCCAACGCCTTCGTGTAATCGACCGTGCCGCTGTGCAATCTGATTTCGAGCGTCTGGTGCGCGGTGAAAGAGCAGAGATTGACGGCCCTGTATCGGTCGGTTTTTGAGAGCCCGAACTTGCAATACGTATTGCCCTCCCGGCGGCTCGCCGGAACCAGCTCACGCAAGGCAAACAGCCATTTGTCCACGACCTTCGCCCGCTCCACGACGTGATCGAAAGTTCGCCCCCTCATGTCGAAGTGAATATGAAAGCCGCAGCTCGCGTTCACCCGGAAACCGACGCCATTCAACGTCGCAAGAAGTCGGTGGAGCCGGGGCTCAAGCACTTCGCGAGGGAAGAGCGCACGCACCTCGTGTGGGTAATGACCATCGATTGGGCGGATCGAACCGTCTTGAGCGGCGCGCGCAAAAAACGGCAGCTTGCCGGACAGCATGCCCGACGTGATCGGAGCGAAGCCCTCAAATTCCATGCCCACGGCTCGAGTGTAACGGAAGGCCTTAGGATCAAGGGGACGCTTGGCAAGCCGCTGCATGAGCGTTGGAGCCACGGGCACCATAGCCGCACAGTCCCGAATTTCGCGGACTCGGCGACACTCGGACGACGCGCGGAACTGATCGCGATCAATCAGCGAAGCGACGCGACGCAGTTGTGCGCTGAGTCGCTGAAGAACCGACCAGTGGAGTCGATTTGGGTTTGAGAACTCCCGCCCTGCTAAGTGATGAGCGTACCCACTGCCCCGATCTTGGCGCACCGTTGCGGGAGTAATGAGCGGCAGCGCGTAGGAATCGCCGCTTTCGAGGTAAAGCGTCAGCGAGCGAATAGGCCACGCTGAGGACGAGAATGCATAACTTTCGTCAATGGACAGGGCAGTCTCCACGCAGATCAGGGCACGGCAAATGGTGCGCGCGGCGTCATTAGTCAATGGCAGGCCATCCGCGGAGAAGTAGGCGGAATAGGATTCGCCAATGGCGACGCGGACTAGGTTGTGGGCCGGACCCCATGCAGGGATCAGCTTGCGGACGATTTCGAGCACTTGGGCTTTCGTTTTCATGTATCTATCTTTCGTTTTTGGGTTTTTGGACTCACCGCCCGACATGGGCGGAAATTGTGGAGTGTGCAGCGCGAACTTTGCGCCAATACCGGAGAGTTGCAGCGTTGCGAGGACCAGTCGGCCCCCCATTCCAGATCCGGGCACGAACCTCATCGGAGATCGGCATGCCGTAGCGTCGGCCGTAGTGATCGGTAATGATGCGGAAGATCTCTGCCGACTTGGTCAGGTCGTTCCGGTCGGCAAGGGTGAATCGCGTCCCGGCAATACGGTTGGCGTCTTGCACGGTGACAGCCCAAATTTGGGCCGGACCGACAGCGCGCCCCCGGTCTCCGACAGCGTGCAAATCACCGCCGGATTCAACCGCGACAACGGCAGAGAAGAGAAGAGCGAGAGCGGTTGTCATACGGTCTCCCCCTTGCCCCACGATACCGTGAAGCCGTTACGCAAAGCCGCTTTCCCCGCATCTTGGGCAGCGGCAGCGAGGGCGAGAAACTCGGCCCCCTCGCCTACATTGTTACCTTCAACAAGGTCATCGTTTCGGGCGGAAAAGGTAAAGGTGGTTGGCTTCACCTTCACCCGGCAGCATGGCCAACGTTTCACGAAGGCATACACCTCGCGGCGATCCAACATAACGTGGTAATAGGAACCTAGCATTCGAACGGTCATCTGTTTTATGGGTTTTGTCGGGACACGTTGCCCCGACCCACAGAGTGAGATCGCCGATTGCCGGGAGTCAATACGCAACTCCGCGAACCCCGCGCACCCGGATGAGCCCCTTAGTAGAGAGATAGGAGAGAGAGAGAGAAGGACAGGAGACCACCCTGTCACCTCAAGCCCAAGGAAGCGGATCGAATGCGCCCGCAGTTTTCCGGCACCGTGCGCCACGCATGGAACGTCCGAATGCCCCGCTGAATGCATTCTCTCCCCTAAGCAAATCCCTGTCAAAAGACCCTGTTGCCTACGTTTTGCGCACCTCAGCAGGTGCCGATTGCGTGGGTTTTACGGGCCGATCCGGCCGGAGCGCGGCAACGGTACGGACTTGTCTGAGGGAAATCACGCAACTCACGATGCGGCCGCGAGTTTCATCGACTTCCAGTGATTATTCACTCGCAAGAGATCGCCCCGTAAAACGCAAGGAATCGCCTCGGCCGGACGTTGCCATCGCTTTGCCATGCATCGAGTTTGCTTTGTCCAGGCTCCTGCAATGCATACGTCTTGCACCATCCGGTGGTTACCTAATGCAATGCTATTGCTTTGCAATAGGGGGGGGCGGGGGTCGCGTGTGTGTTAGTGTGTGAACCTAGGATTGGTCCGATTGCCACCTTAAAAAAATTTGCAAATAGGTCTTGACGACCACCTAATGTTATGTGTAGAACGTTTGCATGGGGAGGAAGTCCAAAGCAATTGTGGAGAGTGTGGGGGAGGCGCAAGCCAACCTCAACCACCGTTACATAGAGAAGCGTAAGCCTAAGGAGGCAGCGTTAGCCTTGGATATGCTGGCTAATGGGGAGACGTATGCGAAGGTGATGGAGGAGACGGGTATAGGGTTTGTGGCATTGTCGGCTTTGAGGGCGCGGCATGAGCGGGCTTTGGAGGTAAGGCGCAAGGAGCTTGCGTTAGACGGCTTTGAGATGGCGGAGAGGATGAGGGCGTTGGTGGCGAAGAAGACGGAGATGTTGATGGAGGATGATGAGGCGTTGATGAAGACGCCGCTTAAGGATTTAACGCTAAGCTATGGCATTAGCGTGGATAAGGGCTTGCAGGCTCTTGGGGAGCAGAAGGTGGTGGTGGAGCATAGGACGGGGAAGCCGTCGCTTGCTGATGCTATGAAGGCTATTGAGGAGGCTAGGGCAGCTTTACGAAATGACACCATTACAGTACTCACGACCCCTGTTGAGCGAGTGGAGTCCGTCGTTGAAGTGGACGGCGACGATGACGAAGGAGGGGACGATAGCGTGGTGGAGTCCCGAGGTGAGGATTAAGGTGGTGTACCTTCCCGCGCTTTATGAAGATTACATACCAGAAAAACCTCACTAGCTCAGTTGGAGTTATGTTTGGGAAGATGTATGTAAAATCTTCATGGACAAATGTTTCTACCGGAAAGCGTCATATTAGTCTCTACTGTTGTTGGACTTTGAGCATTGGTCTTTTCCGTGGCTTGCTTATGATTAGCGGAAATCATAGAGCCGTATGTCGTTAGTCTGGAAGCAGCACCCAATACTGACGCCTCCTACGATTGAGGAGATGGCGCGGATGGACCCTAAGCAGTTGGTCCAACTGTGGGAGCTCTACCATGAGGCCATTGAGAATGCTGAGCGTGACCCCTATCGGTATGGGTTTAAGCTAGCCAATTGGATGGCGGCGGAGGAGTTGCTGGCTAAGAAGAATGAGATTCTTGTTAGCGGCGGAAATCGTTCGTCCAAAACGAGTTGGGCTGCCCATGCGGTGGTGAAGGCAGCAATTGAGAACGAGGGGTCCGTTATAATGTGCTTCGCCCAAAATGCTGACGTTTCCATCAGACAGCAGCAGTCCGCGATCTACGATGCGCTTCCCGAGGAGCTTAAGCGCAAAACTCTTGGTACTGAGGAGAATGTCTCCTACACGCGAAAGAATGGCTTTAGCAAGTCGAGCCTCATCCTGCCGGGGAGCAAGAGCCACATCATCTTCAAAACCTACGCCCAGTACCTGAACAACGACACCATCCTTGAGGGCGCGGAGTTGGGTAGTAGGAAGGCCAAGTGGCTCAATATTGGTACATGGTGCGACGAGTACCTGATTGGCCCCGAGCTTCTGGCTACGTTGCGGTTCCGTCTGGCTACCCGCAACGCCAAGATGATTGTGACGTTCACCCCTATTGATGGTTACACGGAAGTGGTCCGTGACTATCTGGAGGGTGCCAAGACGCTGGTGTACAAGGAGGCCGAGCTGTTAAACCACCGGAAGGTGCCGTTCCTACAAGAGAGCAAGAACCGGAATGCGGGCATCATCTACTTCCATTCCCGCGACAATCCTTTCGGCGGGTACGAGCGTATTGCCGAGGATCTGAAGAACCGTCCCGAGGACGAGATTCTATGCCGTGCCTACGGCGTTCCGACCAAGAGCAAGAGTACGCAGTTCCCCAACTTCTCGGTAGAGGTTAACGTCGTTAAGCATGAGTCCATCCCCACCAAGGGACTCACGCGATACATGATCCTTGACCCCGCAGGCCGAAAGAACTGGTTCATGGCTTGGGTCGGCGTTGATGAGGCCGGTACGTTTTGGGTCTATAGAGAATGGCCCGATGTAAACGTGGGAGATTGGGCTAAGTGGCATGGGGGTAAGTGGATTGCGGGCGAGGGCTGCAAGGGCTTGGGATACGGTATCAAGGACTATGTAGAGCTTATCGGCAATCTGGAAGAGGGGGAAACTATCTTTGAGCGGCTGATTGACCCTCGGCTGGGTGCGGCCAAGTACCAGACGCAGAACGGAGCTTCGTCCATCATAGAGGATCTTGCGGATGCGGGGCTGACGTTCATCCCTGCCCCCGGCTTGGACATCGAGGATGGCCTACAGGCGTTGCAGACCAAGATGGCCTACAACCGTAAGGTTCCGATGGATAGCGTTAATCGCCCCCACTTCTACGTCTCCGACCGCTGCCAGAACATCATCTCCGCTCTACAGGAGTACACGGCGGATGGTGGGCCGGACGAGGCGCACAAAGACCCTATCGACGTGCTGCGGTATGC